GTGAACTGGAAGTCGCCGTAAAAAACGTCGCTGCCTATTGGGATTCCGATGTCGCGTAGGGCTTCGGCGCGTATGGCTTGGCGGGCTTGGGTGTCAAGTGTGCGTGCCCGGTTGCCGCGGGTTGAGTTGCATTTGGTGCAGCAGGCGGCAAGGTTGTCGAGGCCGTGGCCTCCGCCGTGCATGAGTGGGACGATGTGGTCGACGGTGTTGGCTGGGCGTCGGCAGTAGCGGCAGGCGTGGCCGTCGCGTTCTAGGGCGATTTTGCGGTTGCGCTGGTATTCGGGGTCGGAGTAGGCGCGGTGTTTGGATGGCATGGGTTCCTCGGGTCGGTTGTCGTCAGCGTATGCGGGGGGCTTCCCCCCGCGCCCCCCGTTGCGCCGCCCCTCGCAAGCTCGGGGACGCCGCCGGAAGGGATGGGGTCGGGCCGTCGTGTGTGTGTCCGGGCGTGTAGGTGTCTGTTGTTGTGTGCGTCTAGGTCGTCTCGAGACAGGGCTCTGGAAGGGCCGCCCGCGGGTTGCCTCAGTCCGCTACCTCTTGCCTTGCCTGTCGCCCGATTATGTGTACGGGCCGCCTCGACGCCTTGCCGCACTTCCCATGTCTGGGCGCGGGCGCGTCGATCTACCCACGTTTCCGTGTGTTCCCACCTCCAGTGCGACCCGGAGTAGGGCATGGCACCCGAAGGTGCGGGCCGTATGGCTATGGCTGTCTAGTCCTCGAGCGGTGTGGATTCCCACCATGCGTCGCCCCACACGGATGCGGGGTGCAGGCCGAGGCACGTGACGGCGAGGTCGTCGGCGCGGTGCACTGGCACGCCGCGTTCCGTCCACGCCTTGATCGCCGTCCAAGTGACGCCGAACAGGTCGGCGAGCCTTCGGAGGGACTGGTCGGGGTACAGGTTGGCGATGGGTGCGAAGGGCAGCCGTGCCACGGGTTTGGAGCCTCTAGCCACGCTTGACCGGCTTTCCGAGCCTGCCTGCGATGGTGCCGTTCTTCAGCTGTGCGGGGCGCCAGACGTGTGTTTCGATGCCGGCCGCCTCAAACGAGGCAAGCCAGCGGTGCTGTCCGTCGGTTACCCGGCCGATTTCGGACTTCAGCTCGACGATGACAAGGTCGCCGACCGGGTGGTTGAGGATGAGGTCAGGGAAGCCGGCGTGGCCTCGGAAGTGTGTTGCCCAGGCGCCGCGCCGGTTCATGCTGGGCAGGGCGTGGTAGACGAGCCATCGGTTGCCTTTGGCGATGGCCACGACGGCGTCAAGCAGGGCGCGCTCGGAGATCATGGGCGTCCTCGGAGCCACAAGGCGCAGGCCACAAGGGCGGACGCCAAGAGGATCATGCGGTTCACCAGCCGACCAGTCCTAGGGCGATCCAGCCGCCGAACACGATCCCGTAGGCGAGGCCGGCGAGCAGCGCAACCCACGGCTTGAGGTCGGGGATCATTTCCACGCGTCAATCACTCGAGACGCTTGCGCCGGGGTGAGCTGTGAAACGAGCACGTCAGTTTGGAGGATTGAGTCAATGGCTGCTTGGAGGCCTTCTTCGGTCGTGTGGCCGCGGTCGTTTCCAAGGCGGCGAATGTAGGCAAGCTGCTTCGGAGAGGCGTAGCGGCCGCCAGTGTCCGATCCTGCGGGAACTGTGCCCGAGCCGGAGGATGATGTTCCACCCGCACCCCCTCCAGCTCGGGCGACCTTGGCCATTTCCTCGCGGGATGGGCGCTTGGCGGGATCGGAGCCTGCGAGCCCGGCGTTCGCGAGTGCGCGGCCGACAGCCGACGATTCGCAGTTCTCGAGATGGCTTGTCCGGTTGACGTTGCCGTCCCCTCGGGTTTCCTCAGCCCATCCGGTGGCAATCAGCATGTCGCCGACCCACAGTTCGGCGCGAAAGACGCACCGGTTCTCTTGGTAGTGCACCAAGTGGGTGATGACGCGGGGTTGGCCGTCGGTCTGCTCGAGCCACCGGGCAAGGCGGCTCGCTACCGGTTCGTAGTCGTCAAGGTTGAATCCCATGGTCAGGCCTGTTCCTTGTCGTGGGCGGCGATCCAACGGGTCAGGGCCGCCGCAATCAACTTCGCCGTATCAAGGTCGAAGGCTGCGCCGCATTCTGCGCGCTCCATCTGGTTTTCCTTCCCGGCATCCCACCGGATCACCTCGAGCCACACGTGTTCGCCCTGCGTGCTGGCGACGTGGACGCAGACGGACGTGTCCGGGTTCGGGTCGCCGCCGAACTCGCAATAGTCGGGCAGTTTGTAGCTGAAGTAGTAGGTCCCTAGAACGGACACAGTCACCACGCTCCAATCTGCTCGTCAACAATCCGACGGGCCTCGAGCCACGGGCAATACCGCGGGTGATCCTCGGCGCACCGGTGCACGAGCTGCCCGTCCCGGACGGTGACGTACTGGCACATGCCCGAGTTGTACATGGCAATTGTCGCTACGCGGAGCCGGTTGCGTCGGCGGATGCCGTCCAAAATGCGGCGGATCATGCGAGCCTCCACACGCGCTGAAGATCGGCGTGCCTTGACGCCCGTTCCGAGGGCCGCAGCTCGCCCGTGAAGGCGATGCGCTTGGTTGTCGACAGGCGGCGGAACACGGAGCCCCACGCAGAGCCGTTTTCGGGAAGCGGCAGGCCGCGCACCTGGCACCAGCGGACGACGTCGTCAGCGGTGAAGGTGGGGTGCATCCGGCCGACCTCCAAGATGGTGGCTTCGGCGTGGGTCTTGAACTGGTCGTCGCTGGCGGTGTGTGCCCGGTCGGCGCCCTCAACAGCAAGGCGCTGTCCCTCGGCGTATGAGAACAGGTCGTCGGTCATGGTCTCTTGGCCTTCAACAGCTGGTCAAGCGCCTCTAACAGAAGCGTCCGCGCTTCGTGTGTTTCGGCGCCAGTCGCTCCGAGTCGAGTCAGCGCGTCGATGATCGTGGCTCGGACTTCGCCGATTTGTTCGCGCATGTGGAACACGGTGTCGCGCAGGTCAAGAGCTTCGCGCCGCCATGCTTGGGCGGCACGGTCGACGCTGGTGGCGGGGCGGCCGCGCTCTAGTGCCACGGCTTGTACTCCTCGCGCTTGATGCGGGCGTGCCGCAACTCTGCAAGGCTTGCCCGCATTTCCGCGACGAGGTCGCGCAGCTCGCACAGCATGTGGTCAAGCTCGGCGAGCGCCTGGCTGATGGCACGCTCGTCCGCGGTCAATCCTTCGGGGATCGGCTTGCGTACGGGCGGGAACGCCTCGCGCATGAGGGCGTCAAAGGCCCGGAGGTTGGGGTCGTTCATGTCGTCAGTCACTTGCCGCAACTTTCGCACTTAGGGTGGAAACCGTAGAGCGCGAAAAACTTGCGGAGTCGTGCAACGCCGTATTTGCCGATGTTGTCCAACTTGAGCAGTTCCTTGTCGCTCATTTCGGACAGGACGACAAGCGAACGGCCGTCCCTGCCTTCTTGGGTCATCAGCCAGTTTTTGAGCCGCTCGTCAATGGCTTGCGCGGCCATAAACGCTCGGCTCATTTCTGCGATGCGCGACGCGAGGTCGCTGGTTTCGGTGGGTTCCATGTCGGGATCTCCTAGTTGTCGGGTGTTCTAGTCGCGGTCGCGGGTCGCTGCCCACGGCTGCCAGCCGTCACCATACACGCGCTCGGCGTACTGGTAGAGCACCCATCCGGCGCGCAGGTTGAGCTCGGCGTTGAACAGGTCGTCGGTCTTGACGATGCCGATGTATTGGGATTGGAGCCAGCCGGTTGGGTTCCATGCGGTGGGCTTGGTGTGGGCGCCGTTGATCTGGAGCAGACCACGCGACCCGCCCGACACGTCGTTTGGGTTGAACGCCCAGCTCTTGCAATTCGACTCGCGCCACATGATGCGGCCAAGGTGGGCGAGGTGCTCGGCCGGCCACCCGGCGCGAAGGGCCAGCTCGAGGCCGTCCTCGCAGTTGTCGATGAAGCCGACGAGCGGTCGGGCGGCGGCTGCGGGCTCCGGGCCTTTCCGCGGAGCAAGGGTCGTCGAGGGCACTCTGGCAGGCACCTCGTAGATCGCCTCAGAGGCCTCAAAACTCGCGTCTGGGGCGGGGAACTGGCTGAGCACGCCTAGAGACACCAGACCCGCCAAAACGAGCCGGAACAGGTAAATGGGATTCACTTGACCTCCAGTTGGTAGGGCGGGCCCCACGCGCCGCCAACCTGGCGAAACGTGATTTGCCCGACGATTACGTGGCCGGTGTCGGGGTCGCGGAACAGCTGCACGAGCACCTCGCGGCCGTTCTCCATCCGGGCCACATATGGCTCGTAGAGGTAGGTCGTAGGTTCGGGCATGGGTTGCCGCTTGCCTTTCGTCGGTATGGACGAGGTTACAGGCGTGGAGTTACGAAGTGGGGATTTCGGGAAAGACCTGCCGAAAGGCTTTTCGTACCTCGGTGGCGGTGATTTGCCCGTTGAGCTCGACATGGAACCATTGGCCGCCGGGGGCGCCGCCGATGGTCTGCATCCGGTAGACGATCCATGCTTGGCGGTCGCAGCGCCAGCCTCGGCCATGCGGGGCGGGGAAGTAGTCGAGGATGCACTCGACGCCGAGCAGGTTGGCGTTGGCGACGATGCGGTCTAGCCAGGGCATGACGGAGCTGCGGCCCCAGTCGGGCTGGGGGCTGCCGGGTTTGCGGGAGTAGCCGAGGTCGACGGCGCGGCCGGTGGCGTGCACGGACATGGATTTCTTGCCGCGCATGTTCCTCACGCCAAAGGCGCCGAGGTTGTGGAGGATGTTGCCAGAGGTGCGGCGCGCCTCGAGTATCCACTGGGCGGTGGAACCCTTGACGCCTTGGGCTACGCCGTCAAAGCCGGTGTAAGCGCGGGAGCCGGGGATGGCCGGTCTAGCGGGTGCTGCCACGCCCGAACGATGGGTCGGCGGGATTGAGCCAGCGAAGCAGGGGCGGGGCGATGGCGGCGATCCCAGCGGCGATCAACGCCTTCGGGTCGTGCTCCCCGGCGAGGGCGAGGGTGAGGACGGCGGCGAGGAACGCCCTCCCGTAGGAGGCGATGACGGGCCGGTACTTAGCCGTGAGCGCGGTGATCGTCGACATGGGCGTCGAGCTTCCCTTCTATGCGGCCGAGGGCGCGGGAGACGTCGCCGTGGTCCCGCTTGTTCTGCCGCATGAGGCGGCCGATGAGGGCGACGACGACGGAGAACCCGCCCGCGATGAGGGCGACCACGATCTCGGTCGGCACACTCTCACGCGCCGATCACGGGTTGGCTCGCCATGAAATCTTGGACGGTCTGGATGAGCTCGAGCTCCTCGGGGGTGGCCGGTCGCTCGACGTCGTCGATCTGCACAATGATGGGGTCGGCCATGGGGGTCTCCTAGTCGCGGTAGCCGTAGACGTACACGGTGCCGCCCGTGTGGGTCGTCGTTGCCAACGATGTGATCGTGAAGGCGGTGTACGACGTCGTGTTGTTGAGGTAGCCGGCACCGGTGATGCCGTAGCCGGTGGTGGCCATGACCGAGTAGCTGAACGACATGAAGGTCTCGTCGGTGGCGAACGGTCTGAACAGGTCAAGGATCATGTTGAGGCCGGAGGTGGTTTGTCCGCCGCAGAGCCAGGCTGCGCCGTTGTTGACCGGAACGGTGGCGGTGACGTTGGCGTAGGTGTATCCGACGGCTCCCTGGTAGTAGCCAGTGGTCGTGGCGCCCAACGTCACCGCCATGTTGTTGTTGCCGGTGTTGGCGGACGATGCGCCGCCAGCGACGATGATCCGATAGTTCTCGTAATCGGCAGAGAAGGCGTCCGTAACGGTGGTGGTCGTGACGCCGGTGCCAATCGTCTGCGTCTTGATGAGCCACAGGCCGACCTTGTTCATCTGCGCGGCCGTGAGGACCTGCCCTGCTACGAAGTCCGGGGGGGTTGCCATGCGCCTAGCCTAGGGCGTTGGTGTCGAGGATGCCGTCAACCGGATCGTCGAGGATCAGGGCGACCGCGATGGTGGTCGGGGACGTGTACAGGCGGGTCGTCATGCCGCCGTCGAATGTGATCCGGTGCTCGAGGCCTTCAACGGCGAGCTCCTGGCTGCGGGTGGTCGGGGCGCCGCCAATGATGACCTGCTTGCTGATGAGGACGGTGTCGCCGATGTCGATGATGGCGACTGTGTCCCGCTGGGTGGCGGTGAGCCGCCCGTAGAACGTTTCGACGGTGTTGTACCGGTAGTCGGGTTCCGGGAACAGCAGGTATGAGGCGAGGGTGGCGGCGGCCGTGTTGTCGTGGAGCAGGCTGCCGTCGATGTAGAGCGCCTTGATGAAGTACTCAGCTTGGGAGGCGGCGTCGTCGGCGACTTGCTGGGTGCCGCCGGCCGGTGTGATGGCGACCCGGTTGACGATGTCCTCGGCGGCGAACGTGATCCCGAGCTGCCGGTAGGGAATGTTGCCGGTGTCGGAAAACGTGGCGACTGGGGCGGAAAGGGTGGTGCCAATCCTGTCTTCGGAAACAAGGATGCCTTCTCGATCAACGTAGATCCGGCCGCGTTCCGCCGAATAGGTGATCTGGTCAAAGTACGCCTTGACGTTGGTGCCCTCGGCGATGGCGTAGGACGCGCTGCCGCCAAGCTCGACGGTGCCTGCAGCGATGTTCCGCGCCGCCCCGGACGGGTAGGCGACTTCGGCCCGGTCGAGGATGGCGTTGACGCGGGCGCCGGTCAGTTCCTTGGTCGGGTTGTGCTCGGTGAGGAAGGTTTGGGCGAGCCGGTACAGGTTGTCGACGCAGAACACGGTGACGGTGTTGACGCCGCCGAGGGCGAAGTTGTAGTCGTAGTTGACGATGAACCCGACGAACAGCAGTTCCGGGTTGTTGGCGTTGTCATAGCGGGTGAGCTGCACGAGGCGGCCGGGGGCGAGGCCGGGGACGTCTGCGATGTCGTCGTAGTAGGGGCTGTCCTCGTCGAATGGGCCGAATACGCCGTCGGCGAGCGTGTCGTCCAGGGTGAAGCTCATGGTGCCGGAGGGGAACGGGTCGTCGGGGTCGCGCCGACCTCGGCTGATTGACACGTTGAGGACCCCGTCCGTGATTGAGGCGTAGGCGGTGGTGCCGTCCAAGACGCCCGGGCCGTCCAGCGTGCCCTTGGTGGCGGAGTCCAGTCGGAACGCGTCGGGGCTGAACCCGATGTCGACCTCGAGGTCGAACGTGCCTGCGTTGGGGACGGTGGCGGTCGCCATTAGCGGACGGCGATGTCGACGGGGCCGGAGACGTTGGTGTATTGCTTGATGGCGTCCACGACGGCTTGCCCGATTTCGGCGGACGTGGCGAGGCCGCCGTTGACGTTGACGGTGAAGTTGCCGCCCTCGCGTGCCCGGACGAACGGGTTGTCGAGGAACGGGTCGATGCCGGTTGGGGTGAAGGGGATGGTGGCGATGGGTGCAGCTGAGCCGGAGCGCCCGCCGGATGAGCCGCCGAGTCCCGGTGCGCCGACAGTGCCGATTTGGGGCACGGGAATCGGGGCCATGCCTTGCGGGCCGAAACCGGGGATGCCGCCTTGGCGGGGTGTTGGCGCCTGGTTGCTGCCGCCGAACTCGAGCCCGATCTCGGGTACCTCAATGCCGAACACCTTGTTGACGATGGAGAATCGGTTGGCGAGCCGGATAAGGGCGTTGAGCGTGCCGATCAGTTTGTTGAGGTTCCAGTTCCACAGTTCGGTGGTGCCGATGGCGTTGCGGAATGCGGTACCGGCCTTGAACACGGCGGTAGTCACTGCGACGAACCCGGTCGCTAGGGCGACGGCTGGGTTGAGGTTCATGGCGAAGTTGAGGGCGATGATTGCGGCCGTGGTGCCGCCGATGATGTAGGTCAACTTGACGAGTTGTTCGGTGTTTTGCCCGGCCCAATCGGCGAAAGCTTGCAGTTTTGGAAGCAGCGACTCGAGCACCGGCAGGAACGCGGCGCCGATGGATTCCGTGGCCTCGTTGAGGCTGTTTCGGAGGATCTGCATTTTGCCGGCCGCGGTCTCCGCGTTGGCAGCTGCCGCGCCGCCGAACGTGGCCGAGAGGGTCTGCATGACCTGGTCGAGCGACGCGCCTTCCTTGATGAGCGCCGCCATCTCGGGCGTGAGCGTCCGCAGGCCGCGCATGTTGCCCTGGTATGCCATGGCGAGGGCGTTGGACACGTCGACGAGGTCGCGGCCGGTGGCGGTGCTGATGTCGACCGCGAGGTTGAGGGTTTTTTGGGCGGCGTCAAGATCCTTGGTGCCGCGGACGAGGGCGGCGAGTGCGGGGCGGAGCTGGTCGTCGGCGACGCCGGTGGCGCGGGACAGGGTTGCGATGTACTTTTCGGACGAGGCGATCTGGGCGTTGGTGGCGCCAAGCGTGTTTTGGAGCGACTTGGCAAGCAGGGTCTGCGCCTGGGCGTCTTCCATGGCGGCCTTGGTGGCGAAGCCGATTCCGGCTGCCAGCCCAGCGAACGCGGCGGCGGACGCCAGAGCCGCCTTCTTCAACACGAAGTTGGCTTTCTCGCCGGCTGTCTCGAGCTGCCCGAACTCGCGGATCGCCTTGTTGACGCCCTTGCCGTCGAACTCCGAAACAATGGGGATGGAGAGAGCCACTAGATCCTCTTTTCAACGGTGCGCGCCGCGTCGAGGATAAGACGGCGCAACGCGTCGGTGACGCCTTTCCTTGCTGCCCGGTAGACGGCTGGGCCGAACAGTCGGGTCGGCTTGTCCGGGACAACCTTCCACATGCGTTCGGCGGCGACTTGGTCGAGGGATGCGGCAAGCCGATTGGGGTTGCGGCGGCCGGCGGTCTCAAAGATTGCGGTCGGCTGGTCGCGCTGCTCGATGTTGAGCACGCCGATGGCGTTTCGCCGATAGTCGAGGCGGAACCGGACGCCGTTTTGGGCGCGGGCTACGGAGAACCCTGCAATGCGCCGTCCCGAGCGCTTTTCGTGCCATGGGTCGGCCAGCCCGGACAGGGGCACCGACCGGTATTCGGCGCGTGCCGCCTCGATGGCCGGTTTGGCGAGGTCTGCGGCCTGTCGGCGGAACTCTTTCTGGAGCTCTGGGTCGAGCTGCCGCAGTTCCTTGATGACGCGCTTGACGTCGACCATTTCCACCTTGGCCGACGCCATCGCTACCTCCGGTTCCGTTGATCCTCGAGCACCTTACCGACGGTTGCCATGTCGTCAATGTCGAATGGCACGTCCGGCGGCCACCAGCTGACGGCGACTAGCAGCTCTGCTAGTTGTCGTCGCCAGGTGCCGCGGGGGTAGGGTTTGCAGTCTCCTCCTGCACGACGTCAAGGTTCTCCACCTTGGCAACGAAGTCGTCGAATACGGCCGGGACGACGATCTTGGAGGTCTTGGACGCCTCCCATGCGAGGAAGAGCAGATCCTCGACGCCGGCGCCTTGCGCCATGTCCACGGCCTTGCGCTTGAATCGGCGCTCCCATGCGACAATGTTGGCGAGGTTGGTGGTCACCTCGACGGGGTCTTTGCCGCCGAGGTTGTACCGCAGGGTCAGTTTCATGGCTTGCCTTCCGTGTCGGGCCGGGACTAGCCGGCGTTAGGGCGTGACGTCGACGCTATAGACGCCGCCGACGAACGTGACGTCGACGGTGCCGAGCTCGCCGAGAGTGGCGTTGACGACCGGCAGCTCCGGGAGGAATGCGCCGGTGAGCGTGAAGCCGGGGTTGGTGGTCGAGTCTGCGCCGACGGCCGGCTTGACGACCAGCGTCGTCGTGGTGCCCACGAGATCCTTGAGGGTGGCGTAGGTCTCGTTGCTGGCGTAGGACATGTAGAAGCTGAGCGTGACCTCGTGGTTGCCGAGCCCGGACGTGTATTTGCGGGATGAATCGCCGAACGCCGTGTTCTCGAGCTGGTCGTAGCGCTGCGTGAACGTCGCGGCGGTGCACTGGTCGGACAGATCCACCGAGTTGACGGTGACGACCGGGTTGGACAGGTAGGTCGAGGTGGCCATGGGGGTTACTCCTTCGCTCGCTTGGTGACTTTACGGGTTGGTGCCGCAGGCTGGTCGGCATTTACTGTTGCGGGGCGTATGAACCCGCCGTTGACGAGTGCGTCGAGGTTGTCGCCGGGCTTGGGGGTGTATGGGGCGCCGGGGATGCCGACGCGGCGCGATACGACGATCCAGCTCATGCGGTCTGGGCCTGCATTTTGACGGTGAGCTCGTAGGCGGGTGCCTCGGTGCCGCCGATGGAGATGGCGGTGGGCCGGCCGGCGGTGACGGCGACGTTTTGGGCAAGCACTTGGGATGCGATGGTGAGCAGCTGGTCGAGGGCGTCTTGGTTGCCTGGGCCCGACGAGATCACGGTGCAAGGCACCTCGAGGTCGATGATGTTGTAGTTCCACGCCGTGAACGAGGGGGCGCCGATGAGGACGCAGCCGGGGGTGAGGTTGCGCGGGTCGCGGACGACGGGCAGCCCGGTGATGGTGAGCAGGGTCGTGGCGAGGTCGTCGAGCGCCTCGTTGATGAGGCCGGTTCCGGCCATTAGGCGACCGCGGGACGGTCGATACCGAGCAGCTGCTTGATCTGGCCGGTCATGCCGACGACGGGCACATTGCCGCCCATCTGGTCAAACTGGGCGTAGTCCATGACCGAGCCGCGGGCCCGGTAGAGGGCGCCGGCGTACATGATCGTCCCGAGCTTCACGTCTTGGCTGGGCACGGTGGTTAGCGAGTCGATGTAGCCGGCTTCGACGCGGCGCCGCCAGCAGAACTGGGACGCGGCTGCCGCCGCTTGGGTGATGAGCGCCGTGTCGTTCGCCGAGGCGACGGTGATGTTGAGCCAAGCGGTCACGTCGGCTGCCGAGACCCATGTGCAGGTCGGCGTATAGGTGATGGTGCCGGTGGCGCCCTGCCGGGTGACGTCGTCCGCGACCTTGGCGTAGAGGACTTGGTGTTGGATCGGGACGTCGTAGTCGTAGAGCAGGTCGCCCTCGTCGTCGACGCCCGTGTACAGGTACTGCGGGAGTGCCCGGACGGTGTAGGTGCCGTTGAACGTGGCGTCTACGCCGGCGACGGTGATCGACGCGCCGACCTCCAGCTCCGCAGGCGTGAGAAGCTGGAGGACGGCGTAGTCGTCGATGAGGTACTTGTTGGTGACGGTGTAGACGGCCACGAGGGCCCCCGATCAGGCCTGGACGATCTTGCGGATCATCGAGGTGATCGCGACGAACGTCGACACGTACCCGTAGTACGAGAACGTCCGGCCGAGCGTCGCGGGAACCTCGACGGACATGAGTCCGCGGAGCTGCTCGTAGAACTCGAACGCGTCGCCCTGACCGGTCCCGACCCGGGTGATGATCATGGTCTTGGCGGCGAAGTTCGAGTCGACGACGAGCTGCAAGCCGAGCGGGTTGCCGTTCCACGACGTCGCCTGCGAGTTGCCGAGTGCGTTCTGCCCGGTGAGGCCTGCGCCGACGAACGGGAAGAGGGGACGCTTGGACGAGTCCACGACCTGCCCGAGCTGGCCCCAAACGTCCGGGGAGACGAACATGTGCGTCGGGAACCAGTTGCGCCCGTTGGAGATGTCCACCGCCGCGTCGTAGATCGACTTGACGAGGTCCTCCGGGGTGCCGTCCCACGTGCCCGACGCGTTCGCACCGGCGAGGAGGGCGTCCGCGGCGATGTTGTCGGTCGAGATCATGTACTCGCCCATCAGGTCGTTCAAGACGAGCTGCATGGCGGCCGGGGAGGTGAAGTCGATGTCCTGAGCGGAGAAAGTGACCTGTCCGGCGACGGTGGTCTTGCCCACCGAGTTCGCGGCGATGACCATCGTCTGAGCGGTGACCGCGTTGAGTTCCGCGGCCTGCGTGCCGACCGCGGTGTGCGTGGTGATCGTCGGACGGACGAACGTCTTGGACGCGCCACCGTCGGGATAGGCGCGGGCTCCCACGGCCTGCACGACCGGGCGGACGAAGTTGATGTCCTGCACCAACGGGCCAAGCACCGGCACCGGGAGGAGACCCGGCGTGTCGGTCGTCAACTGATCGCCTGCGGCGGCCTCGATGACGCTGCGCTTCGCGGCGGCGGCCTCGCGGTACGCGGCGTTGATCTTGGCGAACGTGTCGCCGCCGATGTGCATTGCGGTCAGATACTCGGCCGCGCTCGGCATCTTGAACTCGCGCTTCGGCTGCGCCGGGAGCGGTGCGGTGGGGATCGTCGCCTCAACGGCGGCGGGGGCGGTGTTCTCCATGTTGGGGGTCTCCTCTTGCGGGGTCTCCTCGGCAGTATTGCCCGAGTCTGTGTTGTCTGTTGGGATTTCCTGCGATGCGGCGATGTCGGTGATCACGGCTTCCTCAAAGGCGCCGTAAGGAACGAGCGACAGCTCGAGCAGCCGGGCCTCGGAGACGACCATGACGCCGTCCTTGTCGTACTTGAACCGAACGGGCTGGGCGCCGACCGAAACGGCGTCGTAGGCGCCGGCCTTCACCAGCTCAATGGCCTCGTCGGCCGCGTTGGTGCGGGCAAATCGGGCGGTGAACAGCAGCCCCTCCTCGGCGTCGACGAGTTCGGTGACGGTGCCGCGGAGCTGCGTCATGTCGTGGTTCTCGATGAGCTTGGCGGGCTTGGCGTTGACGTCAAACGAGCCGCGGAGGAACTTGACGGGGGTACCGTCCGAAACGGTGGCGGCGATGTCCCAAGGGACGGCGATCCCGGTGATCGTCCGGGGCGCGTCCTCGTTGGCGGCAGCGTCGAGGGTGACGGGCTGGGCGTTGAAACGGATCATGCGGGCAGTCTTACCGGCGGGCCATGTTTTCGCCGGTATTCTCCTCCGGCTCCACGTTGAGGTCGTCCTCGACCTCGTTGGCGGCGTCCGAGGCGGCCTCGTCCTCAAGGTAGTCGTCCGTGTAGAACTCAACAAACGTCCCGCGAGGGAGCACGTTGTCCATGCTGAGGGTCTCGGCGATGGCCTCGGCGTAGAGCTTGACGCCGAACATCCACAGGTCGGTCCGGGCCTGCTGGCTGGACTGGTACGAATAGGCGCCGGTCGAGACGCCGACCAGGTAGGGCGGCACGTTCATCAGCCGCGCCATTTCAAGCGCCGAATAATTCGCCGAGTCGATAAGCAGCATCTTGTCGGGGGTCATGACGGTCTCTTGGAACTTGACGTACTGGTTGAGTGCGGCGATGGCGCCACCCTTGTTCCGGGCGGCCTCGAACGCGGCGACCATGTCGGTCAGCTCCTGCGCCGACATCGGCTCGGAGCCTTCCTGCTGCTGGAGGATGCCGGAGGGGATCGGCGAGGTGGCGTTGCGCCGGCGTGCTGTCTCAATCGCCAGCGCCGTCTCGACGGCCTGCGGGGAGGTGTAGATCAGACCCTGTGTCGGGCTGAGAAACTGGACAAGGTTGTCCGGGTCAAGCTCGCCGCCCTGGAAGTAGACCTGCTTGGACGGCGCGAACCAGACCGGCCCGGCCATGTCCTGGGTCGTGATGCTGCCGGCGGGGAGGCGCGTGAAACTGGCGGGGAAGCCGTCGGCGGTGCGGCTCGTGATGTACCAGAAGGCGCGGCCGAACATGACGAGGTCGTCGAGCGTCCACGCCATGAGGAACTGGTAGGGCACGGTCGGGTCGGGGCGGCGGAGCCAGCTGCGCGGGTCGAGGTAGACCTTTTCGCGGTCGCCGTCCATCCAGCGCTCGTTGTACATGCGGAGCGGCATCGCACCGATTGCCGACTTGAACAGGTTGAGCGACCGGGTGACCGCGGGCACGGACACGGCCTTGTTGCGGGCCTCGCCCTCTTGGTACGTGTAGTACTGGCCGATCATGTTGACGCCGGCGCTGTTGGCGTAGTAGCCGCCGACGGCGGCCTTCACTTCGGCGGTGGCGTAGGCGGCGCGCTTGCGCTGAAAGATCGGCATGTCTTGAGTATGGCGCAGAGGTGGCGCCGGCCGGGGGAGTGTCTGTCCGATCCCGACGAAAGGCTGGACACAGGGGGCACCGGCCGGCGCCGTCGGCGAGCCTACATTCCGGACACAACGACCATCGGTTTGCCCGATGCTGCGGGGCGAGACGCGAGAGCTGCCGCCCACACCATGCAGCGGGCCAGCTCAATCGGGCCGGGACTTCTCTGGCTGGACAGGGCGACCGCATTCTGGGATCGGACGGCGACGGCGCGCTGAACGTGCTCGGCCAGCATTTCCTCGCCGGTGTGCAACAGGCGCCCCTGCTCGATCATCTGCTTGACGGCGGCCGTCCACTTCAACAGTTCCCCATAACCGACGATGGTGCGGCGCTGCTCGAGCTGCCGGGGGAAGTGCAGGTCAATGGTCGGGCTGATGGCGAACCGGTTTCGGGCGTCGGTGCCGAGCCGCTGGATCTCAGCGAGCGCCTCGGTGAGCGTGTCAACATGGAACTCGACCGTTGCGACGGTGCGGCCGTCGGGCAGAGGTACGGCGCGGACGGCGAAGTAGCGGGACGAGTCCAGGGCGGTCTCGACAGCGATGACGCCACCGGCGGGCACGTCGCCTTCGTGGAGCAGCTTGGGCCACAAGCCGGGGGCGACCCAGCCGCGGTCGGAGGCGACCCACAGGTTTACCGAGGCGCGGAGGAACGCGGCACGGTCCGGCGACTCGGCCTCCGCCTGAAGCGTGTCCACCTCGAGCGTGTGGCCGAGGGCAGGGTTGGCGTACGCCCACGCTTCCGGGCTCATTGGGTCTACGTCCGGCGGCGGTGACCATTCGGCGAAGTACAGGCGCCCCGGCTTGCCTTGGTCGATCTGCCGCAGACCTTGCTCCCGGTAGCGGAGCATGACGGTTGACGCCTCGGTGCCAGCCGTGGAGAACATGAGGAACAGCGGGTTGGGGCGGGCACGCATGGTCGGGACGAGACCTTGGTCGAGCGCTTCGGCGCCGATGTCCCACACCTCGTCGGCGATCACGAAATCGCAGCTCAACCCGTGGCCGACCGACCCGGTTGCCGCCTTGATGAGCCAGCGCGACCCGTCCGCCATCCGAACCTCGTTCCGGCCATAGGCGCGCATTGGCTTGGCACCGAACCTTGCTTCAAGGATGTCGGCCAGCCGATGGAACAACTCGACGGCCAGGTCAAGCCGGTGCGCGGTCGTGAGGACGGTGATCGGCTGCCGTCGGCGCGGCCCCTCCACCGTCAACATCCAGCCGACCAAAGCTGCGATCAGCGTTGACTTGCCGCACTGCCGGGCGACCGATACGAGCCCCGACCGGTGCTGAAACCTGCCCGCCTCGTCCAGCGCCGTCAACCCAGCCGCGACATGCAGCTGCCAAGGCATGAGCTCCACGCCCAGGTGGTCTCGGGCCCATCCCCCCACCTCGGCCGCCCTCGATCCGTGCTCATCCGACCAGGGCGTCTCGAGTCGCGGCCGGTCGTGGCCGGTCGCCGCCAGTCCCGGCCGGTCAGCCCCATTCGGGATATTCCGAGG